AGACCGCTCCTCCTCAAAGAGTCGCATATTTTGACTTTTATTTTGATAATGGCGGTAATTGCAATCCTGGTGAGTACGACTTTGCCAAAGAGATTGCAGCGATGTCATCCCTTCATGGCATTATTGAACGTAAGGGTGGCTGGTACTACTATGGTGACCGCAAGTGGCAGGGAACAGAATCTGTCATTGCAAGCATCCGTGAGGAACTAGACCTCATGGAAGAGTTACGAAAGAAGGTGATTGACCTTGGGCGATAACGCACCTGATTGGTATTTATCCATGGACCAGTTCTTACAACTCGTAAACGAAGTTGTTAAGGCAAGTAACAATGACTGGGCATTTGCTGGAAGAAATATCCACGAGACTGCTCATCCTGAAGATTTAGCAATTGGCGTTGTTGCAGCAGCAGAGATGGTTTCGCTAACTCTCGTTGCTCTTGCACATTTAGACATGAAGAAACGCATAACAGAGAAGGTTGTATCAAAAAAGAAATGAAGTCTGAAGGTCAGAAGCAATCTCGCAAACATGAGAACCGTTTAGCAAAACGCGTAGGCGGTTCTCGTACTGCTGCTTCTGGTGCTTTTTGGCAGAGAAAAGGAGACGTTCGTTCTAAGGAATTACTGATTGAGCACAAGTGGACTGGGAAGAAGCAAGTCACCATCAAGTCAGAAGTTCTAAAGAAGATTACGAGAGAGGCAATACTAGATAGCCGAACACCCGTACTTGGCATCCATCTAGATGGGGAGAATTACGTAATTCTCCTTGAAGACGATTACCTAGAAATGAGAGAGAACTTATGAACAGGAATCGTAAATGGATGAACCACAATATTCTTGGCGTTATCAGTCAAGGTGTAAAGGAGTCGACACAGATGTCTTTTATCCGCCAAGAGACAAAGTTCTTTACAAAGTCATTGCTGCAGAGGCAAAGACCTATTGTTTTGGAGAGAACGGGAAGAACCCATGCCCAGTTAGATTGCAATGTCTGTGGGATGCTGTAGAAAGGGAAGAACCACATGGAATTTGGGGCGGACTTTCTCACCGAGAAAGAAACGCACTAGTTCGCAAGTGGAAGACAACCTATAAAAAGAAGATGTCTCTTCAAGAGTACATCGCTCAACTGGACGACTGGAATGACTAATGAATGGTGATTTGAAGAAGTATTTAGACGCAAAGAAGTCTGCACCTAGACTTGTAGGAGATATTGAACGTCATCTCCTTACACGCCCTGCAGAGATTCGTAGAACAGATGTTCTACATCCTTCTGAAATGGCAAAGGCTGACTGGTGTCTTCGTGCTTCTTATTTTGCTTTAACTGGTGTAACAGTAAAGAAAGACAAACCAAATCTTCGTTTGCAATCCATCTTTGATGAAGGACACGCTATTCACTCTAAATGGCAAAACTGGTTTAGAGAGATGGGTGTTTTACACGGATTGTGGGGATGTCGAGTCTGCGGTTCAGAGTTCCAAGACACGTCTCCAAAGATGTGTAAGAACTGTAACGCTAGGTCTCACTTCTTGGAGTACGCAGAGGTGCGTCTTGTTGATAAAGATTTGCGTATTGCAGGTCATTCAGATGGGTGGATTAAAGGCATAGCAGACGACTGCTTGATAGAGATTAAGTCGATTGGTTCAGGAACTCTTAGATTTGAAGCACCTGAACTGATTGCTAAAGCAGATGGCGACTTACAGACAGCCTGGAGAGGCATACGCCGTCCCTTTAGAACACACTTAATGCAAGGTCAGATTTATTTAGAGTTGATGAAACGTATGGGTACGCCTGTCAATGAAATCGTTTACATCTACGAGTTAAAGGCAGACCAAGACTATAAAGAGTTTGTAGTGAAGGCTGACTTTGAATTAGTTGAGGACATATTTGACAAGGCCCGTATGGTTGTAGAAGCGGTCAACAACAAAGAGCCATTAGAGTGCAGTGTTAGCCCTACAGGATGTAAGTCCTGCGAACAGTTTGGAGGAAACGATGACGTTGAAATTGGGTAAAGCATCGGCAAGTGCTGTAGAAGAACTACTTAATCAAGGATTTGCAATTGCTCCAACACAAGGCGATTACCCTTTGATGCCACGTGATTTAACCGAACTAGGTAGCGAACAACTGAGTAACTTGTTTAGTCACGTAACTGCTTGGACTAACTATGTAGCCACCCAACTATCTGCAGCCCAGATAGATGAAAGAGCAGCAGAAAAAAGTTACGACATGGAGTACGCAAAGCAAATGGTACTTCGTAAAGGAACGGCTGAAAAAGGTGACAAGGTCACGGCTATGAAAGCCGAAGTAAACGCTGACCCAAAGATGCTCGCTTTGTCTGATGAACTAGACAAGGTGTATGCCTATAGAAAGATGATTGAAGCCATGTACAACAACTTGGAAAGAGACGCTGCTTTGATTTCCCGTGAGATTACTCGTCGTACAGGCGATATGAAGTCCTTTAGAAAGGACAGTTACTTCGCATGATTGTTGGATTATCTGGGTATGCCAGGTCTGGTAAAGACACTGTTGCAGAGATACTAGTAAACGATTACGGGTTTGAAAGAGTTGCATTTGCTGACCCAATTAGGCACATTCTTTATGCACTAAATCCATCCGTAGACGGAGAACGTGTTGCAGACATGGTGGACACTTACGGTTGGGATATTGCTAAATCAAAACCAGAAATACGTGAGTTTTTACAGACACTTGGTTACGCAGCACGTATGCACATAACTCCAGAAGTATGGGTTATGGCTGCTTTTGCAAAGATGCGTTCAGATAAAAACTACGTTATTGCTGATGTTCGTTTTAGAAACGAAGCAGAGTGGATAAAGAAGTACAACGGTGAAGTATGGCGTGTAGAACGACCAGGAGTTGAGGCCGTGAACGCACACGTTTCTGAGTGGGAAATGGACAACTACTCTTTTGACCATGGAATTAATAACGACGGAACTTTGGAACAACTTCGTTATCTAGTAAAGACGCTCTATGAGCACAAAGAGATTTGACGGTGGGTTAGAGAGAGGCGAAGCATTTATAGGCATAGACCAGTCATTGACTGGTTTTGCTGTTACCGCATTAGGTTCAAACGATAGTTATTACACGGAGGTATACAAATCTCCGTACTTTGGCGTTGAACGCTTATTAAACCTTCAGCAGTTCTTGTCTGATTTTCTAGAGAAGTTCCCCCCAATTGATATAGCCATGGAAGGGTCAGTGCTTCAAAGTCACGCAGCATTAAAACTTGGTGAATTGGCTGGAGCAGTTAAGTTAGAGATTCTAAAGAAGGGCCATTACCCATTACAGGTTCCTCCTATGACCTTAAAGAAGTTTGCTTCTGGCAAAGGCAATGCCAAAAAACAGGAGATGCTCCTTCAGATTTACAAGAAATGGGGCAAAGAGTTCTCGGACGATAACGCTGCTGACTCCTATGCCCTAGCCAGATTGGTACGTGGGGTAGGCATAAACGCTATGGAAAAGCAGATTATTGACCAATTAAAAGACCCTAAATACAGAGATGAGCCACGTTTAGCCTGATTTATATGGGTTTTTTCTTTACCTTTATCAACTGAGGTTGGGCATACCAAATGTTGAAAAGGACTAACAAACGTGACAGAAATCGAACAACCCCTTCCACAGGGAGAACCGTTCCTACGGGTTAGTGCAGGGTCAAACCCTCAATCCGTAGCATCAGCAATCGCCCATGCCCTATACGAGAACCGTCAGGTAAAACTGCGGGCTGTTGGAGCAGGGGCAGTAAACCAGGCAGTCAAGGCTTTGGCTATTGCCAGAGGGTATGTAGCCCCTAGGGGTCTAGACCTAACCTGCAAGCCAGGGTTTACAACAATTGAATCCCGCGATGGAGAAATTTCTGCCATCGTGTTTAGCATCCAAGCCAGTTAAAGAAGTTTATACTTCTATTGAGGGCCCTTAAGGAGTTCCAATGTCAGATTACAGAAAGATGGGACAGGCTATGCGTCGTCGTGCAGGAGCAGCATCCAGCCACATGGATGGTGCAGGTAAGAAGACTTCAGTCGATGTTCCAGATGTAGTAAACCAATTAATGACCGCAGGAAGTGCTCGCTTCTCTGTTGGTGCTGTTCGTGGCAAGTTAATGCCAAAGAAGAACACACAA